TGGAATATGGCGAAGAAGTTCCTTTGCCAGCAGCAGAAATGGATCCGATGGCTAATTTATCTGAAGAAGAATTAGCGGCCTTATTAGAAGAATCAGGATTAGCGGGTCAATTAATGGCCAGCGGTGGGCCAGTAGGTACGCCTGAAGATGTTTATTATTTTAGTGTTCCGCAAGTTATGGGGATGATGCAAGATCCGAATCCTCAAGTACAGGGAGTCGGGATGCAATTAGCCGATATGATGGCTTCGACTCCTGGGATGGATATGGTTCCCGCGACTCGTGGACAGATAGAAGGGATGGCTACGGGGGGTGCCGTTACCGCAAAAAAGTTTGAGGACGGCGGTCCAACGCTATTAGAAAGGATGAGCGGCGTAACTTCAGAAGAGTTAGATTGGGCAAAATCTATTGATGAGCGGCTATACCCTGACGAGGGGTTAGACGGACGTGGCGATGCAGCTAGGCATTTAGCGTTAGGATCGTTATTTGCTAAATCTAAGAACCCAGAACTTGGAGAAGCATTAGGTATTGCGCGGGAATATATCCCGTTTCCTGATGCCGGAAGAGAGATGGATATTTTCAATAACGAATTAGGAATGACTCTTAGCGGTACACGAGAAGAGATTGAAGAAAAGATTAAAGAGTTAATTGAAGATAAAAAAGCCCAGTATTTAACCAGACAAGAAAGCTACGAGTTACGAGGATACGCTGATGGCGGCCCGATATCTAAGGAACGTTTAAATCAGCTTAGGTTACGTTGAGCACTCCACTTGAACAATTAAAAGATGTAGACCTTTCCCATCTCTCTAAGGAGGAGGCGAAAGAGTTTACGATATTACTTGAGGAATTAGAAAAGCGTGAAAAACGCGAAAGTTCTATGGCGTCGTTTTACGATTTTGTTAAAACGATTTGGCCGGAGTTTATTGCAGGTGCTCACCACAAGAAGATGGCCGAGGCTTTCGACAAGATTGCTTCAGGAGAGTCAAAAAGACTCATAATTAATATGCCCCCACGACATACGAAGTCAGAGTTTGCTTCGTATTTGTTTCCTGCATATTTATTAGGTAAGCGCCCTAAGCTCAAAATCATTGAGGCAACACATACCGCTGACCTTGCGATTAATTTCGGGCGTAGAGTCCGTGACTTAATTGAAAGTGAGGAGTATGCGGAGATATTTCCAGCTACCGAACTAAAAGCCGACTCACGAAGCGCGGGTAAATGGAATACTTCGCAGGGCGGTCAGTATTATGCAGCGGGTATTGGTGGTGCACTCGCGGGTCGTGGTGCGGATTTGTTTATTATTGACGATCCACACTCTGAGCAGGATGCGTTTTCGGATAAGGCGTTAGAAGAAGCCTACGAATGGTATCAAACTGGGCCTCGTCAGCGTCTACAGCCAGGAGGTGCGATCGTTATCGTAATGACTCGTTGGTCTAAAAAGGACGTAACGGGTAAATTAATCAAGCGAATGACTCAGGAGCAGGGGGGAGATGAGTGGGAGATTATTGAATTTCCTGCGATATTGCCTTCGGGCAAACCGTTATGGCCTGAGTTTTGGAAATTAGAGGAGTTAGAGGCGACGAAAGCGTCGATTCCTCCGTCAAAATGGGCAGCGCAGTATATGCAGCGCCCTACTGGAGAGGGAATTTCTATCATTCCGAAGGAATGGATTAAGGAATGGCCCAATGATAACCCTCCTTCTTGCGATTATTTGATACAAAGCTACGATACGGCGTTTTTAAAGTCAGAACGAGCGGACTATACGGCGATTACAACGTGGGGAGTGTTCTATCCTGAAGGTAAAATCGGCGATGAATTGTATTCTGGCAAGGATGCCCACATAATTTTGTTGGATTGTGTGAAAGAGCGCCTAGATTTTCCAGAATTAAAGCGGGAAGCGATGCGTTTGTACGAATATTGGGAGCCTGATTCGATTATTGTCGAAACAAAAGCCTCGGGTATTCCGCTTACACAAGAATTACGGCGTCAGGGTATTCCGATAAACACCTTTTCACCGAGTAAAGGTCAGGATAAGATCGCAAGATTGAATACGGTAAGTGCGATTTTCCAAGAAGGCCGTGTTTGGGTGCCTGATACGAACTGGGGACAAGAATTAGTTGACGAAATCGTAGATTTTCCGAATGGAGAGAACGACGATTGCGTAGATGCGACGACATTAGCACTTATGCGCTTTAGACAAGGCGGTTTTTTGCGTTTAGAGGGCGATTATGACGACGATGAAGAGTATTATCCAAAAGTTCGTGTCTATTACTGATTTATTCTAGTAAAAAATAAGAGTATGGTGGCAAACCATGGCTGAAGTACAGATTCCCGAGGGTGAAGAGAACGTAGAAATCCTTTTTGACGAAGAGGATAACGTTCTTGACCCATCTCTTTTGACCGAAGAGGTCGAAATCCCGTTTGAAGAAAACCTAGCCGAGTTTTTAGACCCAGCTACCCTTTCTGAAGTCTCTAGTGAGCTAACCACTGCGTTCGAAGAAGATTTAAATTCTCGTGGTGATTGGTACGAGGCGTTTAAGGACGGATTAGAATTATTAGGGATTGAAAGCGATCCTAGAAGCGAGCCATTCGAGGGCGCGAGTGGGGTATATCACCCGTTATTGGCCGAAGCTACTACTCATTTCCAAGCGCAAGCGTATAAAGAACTTCTTCCTGCAAACGGCCCAGTAGATACTAAAGTTATGGGGGCGTCTAACGATCCGAAGGCGATGCAAGCTAATCGCGTTAAGGATTTCATGAACTATCAGCTCATGTATAAGATGGAAGAATACGATCCTGAGATGGATCAGATGTTATTCTTTTTGCCTCTAGCTGGTTCAGCCTTTAAAAAGTGTTATTTCGATCCGGCGATGGGCCGAGTCGTTTCTAGGTTTATCAAAGCCGAAGACCTCATTGTTCCGTACTACACTACGGATCTTCATACGTCTCCACGTATTACTCACCGTATGGCGATGTCAGAAAATGACTTGCGTAAATTACAGTTGAGTGGTTTTTATAGAGATATGCCGATGAACCCTCCAACAGTTTCTGATGGAGAAAATTCGGTACAAGATAAAATCAATGAACTTGATGGTGTTAGTAGAACAGGAACTCAAGCGGAGTATACGTTACTTGAGTTTCATGTAGAACTAGATATCGAGGGATTTGAACATACGGATAGTGATGGAGAGCCGACAGGGTTGGCACTTCCGTATATCGTTACAATCTGTAAGGATAACGATACTGTTTTATCTATTCGTAGGAATTACGAAGAAACAGATCCGATGCGTAAGAAGATTGAATACTTTACGCATTACAAGTTCCTCCCAGGACTAGGCTTCTACGGATTTGGCCTAATCCACATGATTGGCGGCGTCACCCGTTCCGCAACGTCAATTCTTCGTCAACTTATTGATGCCGGTACTTTAGCCAATCTTCCAGCTGGCTTCAAAGCTCGTGGCTTAAATATACAGAGATCTGATGATCCTGTACAGCCAGGAGAATGGCGAGATGTGGATACTCCTGGGGGGACTATTCGTGACTCTTTCATGCCTCTCCCGTATAAAGAGCCAAGTGCAACATTAGCACAGCTATTGGGATTATTGGTTGAATCTGGGCAGCGGTTTGCTTCTGTTATGGATAACCAAACAGGAGACGCTAATAGTCAAGCTCCTGTAGGGACTACTGTTGCATTATTAGAGAAAGGCCAGAAAGTAATTTCTGCAATCCATAAGCGATTGCACTATGCCCAACGTAACGAGTTTAAGATTCTTAAGAGATTGTTCGGTGAGTACTTACCACCGGAATATCCTTATCAAGTACAGGGGGCTCAGCAGACGGTTTTTGCTGAAGACTTTAACAATAGCGTAGACGTTATCCCTGTATGTGACCCGAATATCTTTAGTACGACTCAACGTATTATTTTAGCGCAGACGCAGCTTCAGATGGCTCAGAGTGCTCCTCAGATTCATAATATGAAAGAAGCGTTTCGCAAGATGTATATCGCTTTAAACATTAAAGATATCGACGATATCCTAATGCCTGATTTCGCCCCAGCTCCTAAAGACCCTATTCAGGAAAATATGGACGCAATGATGGGAACGCCTCTGAAAGCGTTTATTCAGCAGAACCACGATGCGCATGTTCAAGCGCATATTGCATTTATGCAAAACCCTCAAACCCAGCAAAATCCTCAGTCAATGGCTGCGTTGCAAGCTCATATTCAAGAGCACCAAGCCTTGAAATATCGCATACAAGTAGATGAAATGCTGGCACAACAAGGTATGGAATTACCCCAGCCTGGACCAGATGGTCAGATGCCTCAGTTGCCCCCAGAGTTAGAAAGTCAGATAGCTGTGGCAGCTGCTCAAGTTACTCAGCAGATTACAGGGCAAGAGCAAGCCTTAGCGCAAGCGATGGCTGCACAACAACAAGACCCAGAAAGAGAAATGTTCCAGCAACAGCTAGAGTTAGAATTCGAAAAACTCAAGCAGCGTGATAGAGATTCTGAGCGTAAAGCACAGCTTGAAAGAGAGCGTATTGAATCTCAAGAGGAACAGACTGACGTTCGTATTGCCGCTGAATTACAAAAAGCGGAAATGCAAGATGATCGTGAAATAGATTCTAATCTAACTGAAATAGCTAAGATCGTTCGAGAGTCCAGGGAGCAGTAACTTATGCCACATCTAATCAGCAATATTCCACACTTTAATTGCTGGGTTAGAAAAGAATTTACACATAATCATTTAGATTACCACGGAGAGTATTTACATGCTATAGCGATTGCGGTAAACACTATCCCTGATAGATGTCTATCTTTCCAAGTTGTATTCACTGGATACGAATTAGGAGAGGAAGAAGATTCTGAGAATCTTCACGGAGGAGCGATGTGGGCACGAATGCCAATCACTGCTCTAGTAGCGGATGCGATGATTGAGGAAATGCCAGAAGCGATGGCGACTCATTTAGCGCAACCGTGGGACTGTAGTTCACGAGACCATGAGGTTATTGTTATGGATCGTGTATCTTCTAGTCCTTGGTTATGTAAGATTGATAATGAATTTCATACTGGGAAGTATTTGTTTACAGTTGACTACACAGGAAACGATATCGCTGACGATCCTGCACAACATAAACAAAGTCATTTGATACAGCTTACAGATGCTGGGAAATGGACAGGCAACATTGTAGCATTGCCTAATAATCGTGTAAGAGCGACTAACCCAGCATTATGGGAGACAGGTTCTGGAGCACCAGACTTTTATCCCAGTCAGCATGTGCATAGCGCAGAGATTGACGATAGCTACATGGATCCGAACATTACGTTTAACAACTTGTATGCTGAAGGAGATTAAAATGCCAGGACGCAAAACAAATAAAAAGATGCCTAAGAAAATGGGTATCGGTGGTAAAAGCGCCAAGAAAATGCCGATGAAAATGAAGCGCGGTGGTTCAACTCGTTCTCGTAGTAAGAGTAAAAAATGAGAAACTTTAGATCAACGGAAATGCCTTATCCGTCTCCTAAAACTCAAAAGGCAGGTGTTCAGCCTTCTATCCCAGAACCCTCTAACGAGGGTTTTGCGAAAGCGACTGTTTTAGCTGAAAAGAAAATTAGTATCCCTGGAAAGAAAGTCAAGACCAAAGGTACTGGCGCGGCTACTAAAGGATTGGATTTCATTAGTTACGTTAACTGATGGATTTCATAAAGTATTCGGAGTATTTACTCCGCAATCTGCGGGAGAGACAAGAGGATCTCAAGCAGACACTCGCCACTGGTGGCGCACAAGACTTTGTTCAGTACCAACGTATTGTTGGTGAAATTTCAGGGCTTAATTTCGCTGAACAAGAGATAACCGCCCTGCATGGAAGGATGGAAGATGTCGAAGATGACTGAAGAAGTAGACCTCTCAACGATAACTTCGGGAGAGAAACCTACCCCTGAACGTGTTTTAAATTTTGGTTCTGATACGCCTTTGGAACCTCAAAAAGAGGCAATAACCTCTGAAAACTATGAAACGCATTCAGAAAAACTACCTAACCCTACGGGGTATAGGTTGTTGATACTCCCGTTTTCTCCCCCAGAGAAAACAAAAGGCGGCATTCTAATGGCTAAACAAACTCTTGATAAAGAGCGTATAGCTACTGTTGTGGGCTTAGTCGTAAGAAAAGGCCCAGATGCATATTCCGACCCTGATAAATTTCCTGATGGCCCTTGGTGCGAAGAAGGGGATTGGGTAATTTTTGGTCGCTATGCAGGAGCTAGGTTCAATATTGATGGAGGAGACATGCGTCTCTTAAACGATGATGAAATTTTAGCTACTGTAAATAACCCAGAAGATATTCTGCAATAAGGTGATTGAAATGGCTGAGTCCCAAGAAATTGAACTAGAACTTCCTGATGAGGAAGTAGACCCTCGTGAAGCTGATGTGTTGCAGGAACCGCAACAAGACTTCGATACAAGTGCAGCAGAACCCGAAGCTCCTCAAACGGATGAATTAGAGGATTATAGCGACGGAGTTAAAAAACGTATTGATAAGCTCACTTATCGCATGCGAGAGGCAGAACGCCAACGCGATGAAGCAATTCAGTTTGCTAAAAAGATGTCTGAACAGACTAACAACTTACAAACTAAATTAAAGTCTTCAGATGAGACTTTAGTAGCGGAATATTCCGCTCGCATTGCTTCTGATAAAGAACGTGCTAGACGAGCGTTAAAAGAAGCTCAAGAACTTGGTGACGCAGAAGCCATCGCTTTGGCTACTGAAGCAGTTGCTAAAACTTCTTTAGAAGCGCAGAATGCCGAAAGATTAGTTGCAAAACAAAAAGCTGTTAAGTCTATTCCTCAACAGCCGCAGCCTGTTCAACAACAGGCAACTAATGTGCAACCCGCCGCTCCTGATCCCCGTGCAGAGAAATGGGCTTCAGAAAACGGTTGGTTTGGTGAAGATGAAGGTATGACCTATGCTGCTATGGGCATTCATCAAAAGTTATTAAAGGAAGGGGTTCCTCCTAGTTCTGATTACTACTATGAAAGAGTAGATAGTGAGATTAGGGAACTTTTTCCAAATAAATTCCCTGAAGGGAAAAAGAACGTGCAGTCTTCTGTAGCAGGTGCCAGCCGAGGTGCTGGTGCTGTTAAAAAAGGAGCACGCAATGTGAAACTCACACCTTCACAAGTAGCAATAGCTAAAAGAATAGGTGTGCCTCTTGAAGAGTACGCAAAATTTGTATAGGAGATGAAAATGACAGATCGTACCTCCAGATCTGCTGAAACTCGAGCGAAGACAGCTCGCCGTAAACCTTGGCAACCGCCATCTATGTTAGATGCCCCCGAAGCCCCAGCTGGCTATAAGCACAGATGGGTTCGTGCAGAAGTCCGTGGGCACGATGACAGAGCGAATATGTCTAAACGTATTCGTGAAGGATTCGAGCCTGTAAGAGCGGAGGATCATCCTGAATTTGATGCTCCTACGATTGAGGACGGTAAACACGCTGGCGTAATAGGTGTTGGTGGTCTAATTCTCGCTAAAATTCCTGAAGAAACCGTTGAAGAACGTAATCATTACTATAACAGTAAGACTGCGGAACAACTTAGCGGTGTCGACAATGATTTACTGCGAGATAGTGATCCTAGAATGCCTCTGAGACAAAGCGACATTCGAAGGAACACGAAAGTAGAGTTTGGTAGTCGTGAAACGACTACTGATTAATTTCATCATTTTCCTTAGAGGATAAAATCTCATGGCTAATACTGACGCCCCTAATGGGTTCACTCCAGCCTACCACCTTTACGGTGGCGTGATTCGTCCTCAGAAGTTGCGTATTGCAAGTGGTACTAACGCTTCCATATTTACTGGAGACGTAGTTAACCTTTCTTCTGGGTATGTAATCCAAGGCACCGCCACAGGCACTCCATGTGGAGTATTTGCTGGCGTTTATTACACGGCGACCGATGGTTCTCCGACATTCTCAAACATGTGGACAGCAGACGTAGCTACGCTAGGTGGTGCTGACGCAGAAGCGTATGTCTATACTGATCCAGGTATCGTGTATGAAGCACAATTTACAGCGGGTACCCCTGCCGTAAGTTTCATCGGAAGTAAGTACACTATTTCCACAACTGCTGGCAGCACTTCTAATGGCCGTTCTAAAGAAGGTGTTACAGCGACAACCAGTAGCGGAATCGCGTTGTTGAACAGGTTCGTAGACTCCCCAAGCAATAGCATCGGTGCTAATGCTCGTGGATACTTTACGTTCCCAACTAACGTATTCGCTGTATAGTCTGAGGAGAGTAACTAATGGCTATTAATAGAGCGCAACTCGTAAAAGAGCTTGTTCCTGGCCTTCATGCTCTTTTCGGTTTAGAGTATGATCGCTATTCAGCAGAGTACGAAGAAATCTTCGAAACTGAAACTTCAGAACGTGCTTTTGAAGAAGAGGTAATGCTGACTGGTTTTGGTGAGGCTCCTGTCAAGTTTGAAGGTTCTGGTGTTACTTATGACACTGCGCAAGAATCTTTCACTGCACGGTATACTCATGAAACTGTCGCGTTGGCTTTCAGCTTGACTGAAGAAGCTATTGAAGACAATTTGTATGATACTTTGTCATCACGTTATACACGAGCACTAGCTCGTTCTATGATGACCACCAAAAACATTAAGGGCGCTAACGTGTTGAACAATGCGTTTAGTTCTTCTTTCCTTGGTGGTGATGGTAAAGAGCTTTGTGCAACTGATCACCCGACTGTGGGCAATGAGACTCAACGCAACGAACTTTCGACTGCGTCTGACCTCAATGAAACCTCACTAGAACAGGCGCTGATCGATATCGCAGCTTTCGAAGATGAGCGTGGTCTTAAGATCAATGCTCAAGCTAGAAAGTTGATTATCCCTACTGCACTGCAATTCGTTGCAGATCGTCTTCTGGAAACCCCAGGACGAGTAGGCACTGCGGATAACGATATTAATGCAATCCGTAACATGGGCATGGTTCCTGAAGGATACACGGTTAATCATTATCTAACTGATACTGATGCCTTCTTCCTGACGACTGATGTTCCTAACGGACTGAAGCATTTTGTTCGATCTCCAGTAGCAACCAGTATGGAAGGTGACTTCGAAACTGGTAACGTTCGTTATAAAGCCAGAGAACGTTATAGTTTTGGCTTTAGTGATTGGAGAGCAATTTTTGGTTCTCCTGGTGCATAATAAGCACTGATAGAGGGGGGTTATCCCCCCTCTAACTTTCTGGGAGTAATTTAGCCCTAGCGACTGGCCCAGCAGACGCTTACGAAGACTCTAGGGCGAAACCTTTCGTAAGGAGGAAACGATGGCACAGACGACTTTCGC